GCTCCGAAAGCCAGCAGTCCGGCACCGATGCGGGCGGCGCTGGCGAGGCCAACGGCAGCGACGGCAAGGCCAAGCCCAAAAAGTAATTTCTGACGGGAGCGCCGCGAGGGGCTTGCGGACCGGATCAGGTCGCCGGACCAATCGCCCCGAAGCCCTCCGATGGCACGAGGCTCGCAAGAGGCCATCGGCAACAGCGGCAAAACCCCGAAGCCAACCCAAAGAGGAAATCTGCATGACACGACGTTACGGCTATTTCAGCCTCGCTTTCTTCGCCTGCCTCACAGCGTTTTCGACGTTTGCCGGGCGCACCGTTGTCTTCGCCATCAACATCGCGCGCTTCGTGGTGCACACCGTGGCCAAGCCCGCCGCCTTCCTCTGGGCACGTCTGCCCCTGCCGAAGGTCTCCGGTTTCAAGGTCATTGGCAAGCTGAAGGACATCTACCGCGAAAGCTGGCTGACCAGCGGGCAGTCTCTGCACTACCGCCGCTGGATTTACTGCTGATCGAACTGACTTTTCCGGGGCTGGCCTTCGGGTCAGCCCTTTTCCTCACTGGAGACTTTGCCATGTACGCCACCGTCACCGACATGATCGCCCGCTTTGGAGAGGTGCAGATCGTGCGCCTGTCCAATACGGAAGATCGCGAGGCTGAGACGCCGAACGTTGAAAAGGTCAACACGGCGCTGATCGACGCCACCGAGTTGATCAACGGCTACATTCGGGGCCGATACCTGACGCCGATCGCCAACCCGCCAAAAGACATGGTGCGCGCCACCTGCATTCTCGCGCTTTACGATCTTGCCAATACCGAGCGCTCCAGCCCATCGGAAGGCATGACGAAGGACCGCGCCGAAGTAATCAAGTGGCTGGAGAACATCGCAAAAGAAATCGTGCACCTGGACATTCAGCTGGCATCGCCGACAGGCGGCAATGCGGTCGGCTCCGGCCCGCGCATCTCCGATCGTGAGCGCATCGTCACCTTCGAAACGTTGAGGGGCTTCTGATGGACGAGTTTCCCTTGATGCCGATCCGCAACCAGGAGCCGCTTATCGTCGAGCGGCTCCGGATCGCATTTCCCAAGAAGCTGTTCACGATCGAGCGTGTTCCACAGTCCTTGAGTATCAAGGAGTTCACTCGCATCGCTCGTTCCACGCCGTTCATCGGCCTTGCCTGGACGGGCATGAAGCCGGACGCCGATAATGGCCGCGTGCTGAAGGGCAACATGCTCTGGCGGCTGATCCTCATAAACAGCGTTTCGAGTGGTCTTGAAGCCCGCTTTAAAGGCGACGTGAAAGATATCGGAATGGACGCCATGGTCGATGTCGCCTCGGTGCTTCTCCAGGGCGTCAACTTCGATGACCAGGGCGTCACCAACATCACCCTTTCCAACAGCGTGATTGCCGATGGCTGGAGCGACGACAACATCGCGATCGCCCAGATCGACTTCACCTTCAGCTTCGCATGCCGTGCCGCTGCGACCGGGAAAATGCAGCCCGACGATTTCAGGGCGCTTGGCATCACCTGGTCTGTGGACGGTTCGACAGAAACCGTCACTGACGAAATTCAACCGCCCCAGGAGTAACCCCGGCCATGGCCACTCAGAAAACACTCTTCGCGGCCGAGGGCCGCACGGTCCACCTTCCGGACGGCTCCGAATGGCCTAAGGAAGGCTTGCCCGATCCGGACACGCATTTCACGCGCCGGCGCATCGCTGACGGCGATCTGATCGAAAAGCCGCGTGAGCCGGCCAAGAAGCATGAAGGAGACAAATAATGGATTTCAACGAAATCCCCGTAGATCGCCTTGAACCTGCGACCCTGATCGAGATCGGGCCGAACTATCGCAACGTCGGCATTCTGCCGTGGCCCGAAAAGGCCTTCATCGTTGGCCAGAAGCTTGCCACCGGCACGCTTGCGGCCGGCGCGATACAGGAAATCACCCGCGCCGACCAGGCGATTGCGCTCTTTGGTCGTGGCTCGATCGGCGCGGAACAGGTGGCATATTTCAAGAAGGCCAATCGCAACACGCCGCTTTACGTGATCGCACTCCCCGATGCCGGCGGCGCGCTGAAGGCGACTGGCACCTTCACCTTCGCGGGTTCGCCCACCAGCTCCGTTGTCTTGCGCTTCAAAATTGGCGGCCGGCAGGTGAGGATGACGGCGCTGTCCAGCGATGCCGTCGCCGCACTGGCGACCAAGCTTGCCGCCGCTATCAATGCCGATCTCGACATGGTCGTAACCGCGACGGCAGCAGCGGGCGTCGTGACCGTCACGTCTCGCCATGGCGGTGAAGTCGGCAACGAGATCGATCTGCGCGTTGATACCAAGGCCCAGCCGCTTCCAGCCGGTTTGACCTGCACTGTCGTTGCCATGGCAGGCGGTTCGGGAAACCCGGACGTGCAGCCGGCGCTTGATCTTCTTGTCAGCACCTGGGCAACCAAGCTCACGCACCCCTGGTCGGATGCGACCAACCTTGCCAAGACGGCCGAGTGGCTGCGGGTGCGTTATCTCGCGACCTCGAAACTCGATTGCCATGGCTTCGTATTCATGGGCGGCACCTATGGCCAGCTCACCACGTTCGGCAATCTGACCAACTCGCCTTTCCTCACCATGGCCGGGCTGAAGAAAAGCCCGACGCCGTCCTGGGCGATGGCCGCCTCGGCAATGGGTATCGCCTCGTTCCACCTGACCGACGACCCGGCCCGCCAGTTGAAGTCGCTTGTTCTGCCGGGTGTCGAAGCGCCGGCCGAGGTGGATCAGTTCCTTGACGAGGAAAACGATCTACTGCTGCGCAACGGCATTTCCACCTTCGACTGCCTGTCGGATGGTGCGGTCACGATCTCGCGCATGATCACGACCTACAAGAAGACGACGCTCGACATCGCCGATCGTGCATGGCTCGATATCATGGTGCCGGTCACCATGAGCCGCATCCGCTACGACTGGTCGGTCTACATCAACCTGATGTACCCGCGTTCAAAGCTCGTGGATGACGACAGTGACGCGTCCTTCGCCACCCGCCAGGACAATGACCAGGACGCCGGCACGGCCGTGGTGACGCCGAAGCGCATGGCCGGCTCCTGGGCTGCACGATGCAAGCTCTACGGCGAAAAGGTCTGGATCGAGAACGTGCAGCGCACGCTCCGGGAAAGCGTCTTCCAGCGCTCGACGGACGATCGCAACAGGCTCGAAAGCCGCCAGCAGGTGGTCATCGTCGGCAATCTCATGGTCTTTGCCGGCCGTCTCGAATTTCAGGTTTAACAGGAGCTTTAAGCGATGACACAGGTATTGGGCATCGTCGATATCGTCTGGAGGGGGCGTAACATCCCCGTCGAGAAGGGGGCGAAATTCCGCAAGGGCGGTATCAAGAACAACGCCGTGACCTATGGCCGAGGCGTCGGCCGCGCCCAGGAGTATCAGGGGTCACAGGTCACGGCGACAACCCACCTCGAAAGGGGGCAGCGCCTGGGCAACCTGCTCGATCCCGGTGAGGGAGAGTTGCAGATCGTCTGCGACACCGGCCAGACATACGTCTTGAATGACGCCTTCCTTGAGGGCGACATTCCCGACGTGACGGGCGGCGAAGGCGGAAAAATCGAACTCAAGTGGGCTGGCGGATCGCCCGAGGAAATTCTCTGATGGGTACTACACTGAGGGTCGATATCGACGAAGACGCGCCGAACGACGAAGTCGTTTCAAGCGCCGAAACCGTAATCAACGAAGACGCCGGCGCAGACGCTACCGACGACATCATTGATGAAGATGCGAAGGCCGATTCCAAGCTGCCGAAACGTGCGCGTCCGAACGCTAACGGCTCGGTGACGCTTCCGCTCTTTGAGAAAGTCACGCTCACCACCAAGAAGGACGGCAATGTCCGGGAGCGGGTTTTCACGGAGCTGGTCTTCCATCGCTTCAACGGAGCTGATCTGCGCGCCATCCAGGCGACCAGCGACGCGAAGGCATCGATCGTGACGTTTTCGCGCTCGACCCGGATTTCCGAAATGGTGATGGACAAGCTTTTCGATAAGATGGA